AGGGGCCGCGACCGGCCCTGGACGCGCTTCTGGCGCAGCTGCGCTCGGGAAAGACCGCCGGATCGGTGGATCTGGTGGTCGAGAGTTTCGATCCGGCCCGCGGCGAGTACAACGGATTCTCCGAGCGGTGAGCATCCCCGCCGATCACCGGTGAGTAGGCTTTAGCGTCGTGCACCTCAAAAGCCTGACCCTGAAGGGCTTCAAGTCCTTCGCGTCGGCGACGACGCTGCGGCTCGAACCGGGCGACGAGGACTACGTGTACGCGTTCGAGGCTCCTGCGACCGCGCGACAGTAGAGGCCCGGCTCGCCTATCACGGGGGAATGATCGACCCCACCCCGTACATTCTCGCCAAGAACATCACCCTCGACCGTGCGGCCGACGGCTCCCTGCACCTGACCATCGACGGGGACCCGTTCCCGTACCAGTTCGCTCCCGAGCTCGGCGTCACCATCGCCCGCGGGGCCCTGTCCACGGTCACCCTGACGCTGCTGGCCTCCAAGGTCGTCATCAACGACGAGCGTGACGAGGCGGTCCTCCCCGACCTCGAGCACACCCACGAGCACGGCGCTGAATGAGCACCCAGCCCGCGCAGGTCGCCGCAGCTCGACGCGACGGCCACCGCCCGGGTGTGGTGTCCAAGGAGGCTCGTAGCCTCACCCGGGACCTGCTGGACGCACCGATCCCGGTGCGCCGGCAGGTCATCCGTACCCTGAGCGCGGCGGAGATGGCGCACGTCTACGACGAGACCCTGCGTGAGACCGGCGCACTGTACGGCCTGTGGCACGACACCCCGAGCGGGTTCGTGGAGGACGTGCTCGGGGAGACAACCTGGTCAAAACAGGCACATCTGCTCGATGCCCTGCCCACTCACAAGCGCGTCGCCGTGCCCGCCGGGTTCGGCGTCGGCAAGACCCACATCGCCGCTCGAGCAACGGCGTGGTTCGTGTGCACCAAACCCATCGGCACCGCCCTGGTGGTCACCACCGCGCCACGGTTCCGGCAGGTGCGGAACCAGCTGTGGCCGCACATCAGGAAGGTCGTGGCCCGCTCGGGGCTGCCCGGCCACTGTGACACCGTGCAGTGGAAGGTGCCGGACCAGTACGGCAACGACGTTCAGGTGGCCTACGGCTTCTCCGCGCCCGACAACGACGAGTCCGCTATGCAAGGGATTCACGCGATCTCGTTGCTCCTTGTAGTGGACGAGGCCGGCGGCATGTCCAAGATGATCGGTGAGGGCACCAACAACCTGCTCACCGGTGACGCCCGGATGCTGGCCATCGGGAACCCCGCGATGGACGACCCCGGCTCGTGGTTCGAGACGCTGTGCGAGGAGGGCTACTCCGGTGAGGAGCCCGGCACGGTCACCATCAAGATCGCCACCGGCGACTCCCCCGGCCTGACCGGTGAGCCCACGCCGGTGTGCCGGGAGTGCCCGGACGGGGTGCCGGCGCACCTGCTCGTGAAGCACCTGCCCGACCGGGAGTGGGTGGACCGCACGATCCGCGCCTACGGCGAGGACCACCCCTACGTCGTGGCCAAGGTGAACGCCGAGTTCCCCAAGGACGCCGGCCTCAAGATCATCCCGACCACGTGGATCGAGCGGGCCCGCGAGGCCGAGGACCCCACCGGTGAGGGCTGGACGCGGCTGTGTGACCTGGGCCTGCCCACCGAGACGGCCAAGCACACCGTCAAAATGGGCTCCTGGGTGCGCCTGGGCGTCGATGTGGCTGCCGACGGCGGCGACGAGTTGGCGATTTACCGCTCCGTCGGGGACGCCGTGGAGCAGCGGCACGTCTCCTCTGGCTCCGTCAACGCGAACGCGATGGACGTGGCCGACAAGGTGCTGGCCGAAATCGTTGCTGCGGAGTCGCTGGCGCGGGCGTTGGGCTCGACGGCGCAGGTGAGAGTCAAGATTGACACCATCGGTCTCGGCTGGGGTGTCGTCGGTGTGCTGCAACGGTGGGGCGTCGAGGGCAAGCACGGCGCGGTGATCGTGCCGGTGAACGTGGCCGAGTCCCCGGAGCACGACGACCCGGGCACCGAGATGCGGCCGCGGCGTAAGCGTGACGAGATGTGGCTGTCCATGCGGTCCCTCACGCAGCCTGACGCGACGACCGGCGAGGGTCGGGTGCGGTTGAGGGTGGACGAGAAGTGCGCGGCGCAGCTCTCGACGCCGAACTTCACCAACCCGGGCGGTCTGGTGCAGGTCGAGTCGAAGAAGTCGATGAAGCAGCGCGGCCGGAGCTCCCCTGACCGGGCCGAGTCGGCTCTCATGTCCGTGTACGAGCCGGTGCCGGTGTCGGCGCGGCGCCGCAGAGGCATCCTGAACGGTTGACCTTCGAGGACTTGACGGTAATCGAACGTAACTTCTAACACTGGTCGAACGTTTGTAGTGACGAGTGAGGCTAATGTGACTCACGGAACACGCCGGGAAGCGTCACCGGCACCCCCGCACCGCCCGCCCCACCTGGGAAAGCAGGAGTTTTGAGCATTCGCCCCGCCCACCTTCCGACCGACACGATTCCGGCGAAGGGGGTGAACCCCACCACCGAGGGCGTCGAACCTGACCTGTCACACGAGTGGGTAGCGAACGCGCAGCTGCGGATCACGGACAAGGTGGCCAAGAACGCCGCCTTCCGCGGATCGTTCCGTGTGCAGGAGCAGACCCGGATCGAAGCCCTGGACGTGGTGTGCGAGAAGTGCCGCCGCGCCTACGACGACGTGGCCGGCAAGGGCTGCGAGGCGAAGATCGACAACACGCACCTGATTGGTGGGGACCAGCGGGAGCGCGCGAAGCGCAAGCCTCGCGCCCAGCACCCGGGCGTGCTCGTGGTGCCCGGCCCGCGCATCAACCGGCGCGGACTGGACGCGGTGCTCAGCCGCGAGGCGTAGCCCTTCGCGGCAGCGCGCGACACAAGCACCCGGGAGCAGGCACCGTCACGCAGCGTGACGACCCCCGCCCTGCCCCCACAGCCTGACCCGATCCGAACCGGCATAGTCCGTGAGCTGATTGGGGTGCTCCTCGCCCTCGTGGGTGTCGTGGTGGTCGCCGTCGTTCTCTACCGGTCCTCCCCGATGCTGCTCGCCTTCGTCACAGGCGTCTCTCTCATCGCCGGCGGACTGCTGCTGACCATCAGGAGGCCGTGACGTGGTGCAGTTCCTACCCGCGCTGCGGGGACTGAGCACCCCTGCCGCGCCCCTTGTGGCCACAGAATCGAAGTCGCTCACCGTCGTCCCGGGCTACGCGTCGCTGATCGACGCCGCCCCCGGGTGGCACGCTGCCACCGGCCACACCCGCGCCGACTCCTGGGACCTTGAGCGGGTCATCCTCGAAGGCTACGAGCGGTCCGTGTGGACGTTCCGGTGCATGGAGCTCATGGCCGGCGCGTCGTCGCGGCTGCCGTTCCGTATCGGCCGCAACCTGGGCACCGATGACGAGGAAGTCCTTGACGACCACCCGTTGTATCGGCTGCTGAACGGCCGCGCGAACCCTCTCGAGACCGGCAAGGCGCTGCGCAAGCGGCTCTCCGCGATCATCAACGCGTCCAAGAAGGGCGCGTTCATCGAGGTCACGACCTCCCGCGCCGGCACACCGGTGCGCCTGGACCTGCTCGACCCGACCCGTGTTCGTCCGATCCTGGACGACGAGGGCGACTCGTACATCAAGCATTTCGAGTACACGCGCCGCAACGGTCAGGTGCGTGAGATTGACCCCAAGCGCATCCGGTGGGTGCGTGAGCCGCACCCGATCGACCCGTTCTCTGGTGTCACGCCGCTGGAACCGGCCGGCATGAGTGTGCAGCTGGACTTCCTGGCCCGTCTCTACAACGTGTCCTTCATCCAGAACGACGCCCGCCCCTCGGGTGTGATCGGCGTGGACGCTGACGGTCTGAGCGATCAGATGCTTGATCGTGTCGAGAGCAAGTTTGCTCCTGGTGTGCACCGTGCCGGCGAGGTGACGGTGCTGGGTACTGGACCTGGTGGCGTCAGTTATGTTGACACGTCAACTAAACCGCGTGACATGGCCTATGGCGAGATGGCACGCAACGCGAAGATCGAGATTCTGACGGCATTCGGCATCGGAGAGTCGCTGCTGGGTAACTCGTCAGAGCGCACCTACGCCAACGCCGAGGCCGAG